CCAGACGAGCCGGAACATCGGCTCGCCATGAGGGTTGCGCCCCCCCTCCTCACGCAAGAAGCGCTGGAGCTCGGGGGGCGCGTCCCTGTGCCGCTGAATCCCTGTTGCGAGTACCGTCACGAGGACGTTACCCGCCGATGGTGACCCGACCGCTGGTGAAGGCGGCCTTGTTGGAGCCGGACGAGGTGCCGCAGGTGGCGTTGATGGTGAACGCCTTGGCCGCGGTGAGGTCCACCGTCTCCGCCGCCGAGATGACGGTGGAGATGCCCGTCGCGAGGAGGACGGTCTGGTGGTAGGTGAAGGAGCCCTGCCCGATCACGGTGCCGGTCGCGCCGGTCGTGACGGTGACGAGCTGGCCCTGCGCGTGCCAGACGCCGTTGCCCGTGATCGCCACGGAGGCGAACGAGCCAGTCGTCCAGACGACCGTCGAGCCGAGGGCGATGTCGAAGGTGAAGTTGGGCGTGGCGGTGTTCGCGATGTACCCCCACAGGTCCCACTCGATGTACCGGCCGATCTGGTTGAGCGCGCCGGCCGGCACGGTGCCCGCGGTCCCGGGGCCCTTGAGGGTGGCGCCCGTGAAGAGCGAGACGCGGGCGGTGAAGGTGTTCTGCTCCGTCCCGCTGAAACCGGTGAAGAGCACGCCGGACGGCATCCCGCCCGTGCCGTTGACGAGGATCCGCTTCGCCTTGGTGCCGATCGAGACCGCCTTGTCCGTGGCCGGCGTCCAGATGAGGTTGTCCTCGTCCCAGGTGAGCGCCTGGTGGTCGTTCGCGTCGAGGAACCCGAGTCGGTTCTGAGCCATGTGTGTTTCCCCCTTCCCCTCGCCACGATCGGAGAGGGGACGCAGGCAGGGGAGCCCCGCTTGGAGGCTCCCCTGCGGTTGGAACTAGTCGTTCAGGTCGGCGCGCTCGGTCAGGTTCTCGATGTGGCCGCCGAGCCGCGGGTTCTCCATCGCGAACTGCATCGCGCAGGTGATGAAGAACAGGTAGCCGCCGCCGTACGACCCGGTCTGCGAGACGCGGGGGAACTTCGTGCTGTTGCCGATCGGGTGGAGGCCGACCTCCTTGTAGGTGCCCCGCAGCCAGACGTCGAAGTTGATGAGGTCCACGTCCTCACGCGAGGCGTGGATGCTCTGAATGACGGGGATGCCGTGGATCTTCGCCAGCGCCTTGCGCTGCTGGACGATGTCCACGTTCCCGTTGGCCGCGCCGCCGTCGCGGAGGGTGAGCTCCTGGACGGTGATGTGCTGCTCCATGTACTGGAGCAGCTGGCCGGGGTGCATGAACCACGCCCACTTGCCGCCCTCGAACATGTCCTGGCCGAGGGCCATCTCCATGCGGGCGATGAGGCTCTGGACGTGGGTCTGCGTGAAGATCGAGTCCTGCGCGTCCACGGTCGGCGTCCGCGCCTGCGGGTAGGTCGCCCGGTCCACGTTCAGCCAGAGGCCCGACGTGGCGTTGTTGTGGTGGTAGCGCAGCCCGTACGGGCCGACGGGCGGGGTCGCCGTGAGCCCCTCGTTGGTGAGGACGTCGCCGGCCACGAGGCCGACCGCGGCGGCCTGCCCGGCGGTGAACGTCGCCTGGCCGTTCGGGAGGTCGAGCGTCTCGAGGTCGATCGTCCCGCGGTAGGTCCCCTGCGTGGAGCTGAACACCGAGTAGGTGCCGCCCTCGCGGAGGTTCTGCGCGTAGAACGGCAGGGTGAAAGCCACCGTGTCACCGCCCGCGTAGCCAGCGTCCACGTAGGCCACGATGCCCGTGCCGCCGCCCTGGAGCGCGCCGTCCACGTAGTTCTTGAACTCGTCCATCGCCATCGCGACGGAGCGGTTGACGGCGTTGACGGCCGACTTCTGCGGCGAGTCGGTGGCGAAGATCACGCGGTCCGTGATCTCGTACGCCACGCCGAACTCGATCGGCGCGAGCTTGGCGACCTCGAGCTGCTCGCCCGAGCCCAGACCGAAGTCTCCGCCGTTGAAGTTCATGTAGCGGAACTTGCCGCCGGGCCGGATCGGGAGCGGGATGCGCAGGTCGCGCGTGGACTGCGAGACCGCGGTGGACTTGAGCATCCGGGAGCCGAGCGAGTCTTCCCGCTCGTAGAACTTCGGGGCCAGCGGTCGGACGACCTCCAGCTGCGCCGCTACGAAGTCTTCGTTCATGAGGGCCATGAGCTACCTCTTTGTCTGCTCTCTACAGGGTCCCAGCCCGCCTTGAGTGCTCCGTCAGGAGCGCCTCCATCCCCTTCCACCCGGGCGCGCTGAAATTGGGCGCTCTCTCCACGGGTGGTTTCTCCGCGGCTGCGGGACGCGGTGAGGGGGTGGGGGCTGGCCTGCGCGCCGAGGGCGCGGGAGCGGCGGGCTTGGTCGCTGCGCGAGCGGCCGGTGCGGGCGGGGCCGTGATCTGGATGTACTCGCTCATGACTTCCTGGAGTACGGCCGGGATCATCGGCTTGGCCCGTGAGGTGATGAAATGGTACGCCTGCTGGGCGTGGGATCGGTCTCGTCTGCCCTGGGTGAGGACGGCCTGGATCTCGTTTCGCCGACGAGGGTTCCCGGCCATCGCGCGCTCCAGGGCCGCGAAGGTCTCGGAGACGACCCGCTTGCGGGCCGCCTGGCTGAACCCGGAGGGGTTGAGCGCGTCGAGCGTCTTGGTGATCTCGGCCAGCATGTCGTTCCTGGCCGCACCGACGACGGTGCTGTTGAACTGCGCCTGCTCGCCATCGGCCATCCGGCGCTGCTCGTCCGCGAGACGCTTCTTCTCGAGCCGCAGCTCTTCGCGCTGACGGTCGAGCTCGGGATCGCCGCTCGTCGGCGGGGCACCATCTCCGGTGCCGATCGCGCCGAAGGCGTCGATCTCGGCGAGGTCAGCGGCGGCGGCGAGATCCTCTCGCCCGCTCCGCTTGGCGTTCTCGCGCATCTGCTGGAAGTGCCACCGGATGTTCTTCTCGTAGGTGGCCTGGGCAGAGGCTCGGGTCGCGATGGGGTCCAGCTTGGGCGCGATCGGCGCCGCCAGCTTGACGACCTGCGCGAAGGCGTCCGGGTTCAGCTGGTAGAGGTTCTGGAGGAACCGCTCCTGGTTGGTGGTGAAGTCGGAGACGAACTCCTGGGCCGAGGCCGCCAGGTTGTCCGCGATCTCCTCGTCCTCGGCGGTCGGGAACCGCTCGAGGGTCTTGCGAGCGCGATCCGGCGTGAAACCGGACTCCTTGTAGAGCTTCGCGTCGCCCGGCTTGAAGCCGTACTGCTTGAACTGGGCGTCCCGGAAGAAGGCCCCTCGGAACACGCGGGCCTGCTCCTTGTTGAGCCTCCCGAACGCGACCTTGATGTCCTCGCTGGGAGCCCAATCCTGGGGCGGCTCCTCTCCGTCGGGGACCGCGGCCGGGGCTTCCGGCTTGGGAGTGGATGCCGCGGGCGCTGCCTCGGCGGGAGCGGCCTCGGTGCCACCTTCCGGCGCTTCGGGGAGTGGAGCGGTCCCCGCGACAGCGTCGGCGATCTGGTCCGCGTGAGCGTCGTCGGCCAGCCCGAGGCTCGCCATCTCCGTCTCGTACGCGTCGGCTCTGCCCTGTCCCGCCAGCGTCGCGGGATCGGCAAGTCCACCCGGGTTCGGTGCCCCCGCTTGCGGGGCTCCCTCTACTGAGAGGTCTCCGACCATGTCTTTTGCTCCTTCTTCCCCCGGCTCTCAGTGGTAACGGGTTGCGAGCCCGTGCCGCAGGGTTTCATGCCCTAAATGGTAGGTTTCGCAGTGCGTTCCCAGTACCGCGGGAACTCAGTAGACGGGCTCGCCGGTACGCGAGAGAACGGTGATGCAGAAGAAGATCGAACCGCTCGTGTAGGAGCCCGTCGGGATTCCCACCCGGACGTAGTTGATGTTCAGCGGGATCGAGAAGGAGATCGCGCCGTTCGCCGGAGGGTTCGTGAACGTGGCGACGGTCTCCCACGGCCCGGCGGCGAGCGGAGCGATCTGCATCACGGGCGCCGCCGTCGCACCCGCCGTGCTGATGGCCGTGATGGTCCCGACGCGCCCGCCCTTCACGTTGAACGCGGTGCTGTACGTGTTCTCGGCCGAGAACACGCCGTAGCTGTTCGTGTCGGTGCCCCCGCACACGATCGACGTCGGCGAGACGCTCGTCGGGGTCGTGTCCTTGAGCATCTTCGTCGCCGCGCTCGCGCTCGAGGCGAGGCCCAGGGCGAGCAGGACGGTCGCGAGCTTCTTCATGGCATTCCTCCTTGTGGGATGGGCGTCGGCCCGGAAGCGGGAGGAGGCCCCTCCTGAGCTGCCTGCACGAGCTCGGGCGGAGGCGCCTCCGGGTTGAAGTCGGGTGGGGGAGCGAGAGGAGCGCCGTCCGGCGGCGGACCGCCCGGCCCGGCCATGGGCGGCGGGCCTCCCATCTCGGGGGGCGGCATCGGCGGCATCGGGGCGCCCGGCGGCGGGATCCCGGCCTGCATCGCCTGGATCGCCGTGTGGTGCTCGATCCCGTGGAGCCAGACGTTCTTGAAGCCCAGCGGGTTGATGAGCTTCGCCTCGTCGGCCTCCTCGGACTCCAGCCACTTCTGGACGGCCGTGAAGTGCGCCGGGGAGTCGTCGAAGACGGGGTCGATCGGGATGGAGGACCTCACGATCGGCTGCCCGGTCATGTCGAGCGCCGGCTGGCCCATCGGGTCGAGCACAGCCTGCGGCTTGGAGCGAAGCAGCTTCTCGATCTCGCGCCGCTGCTGGTCGTACGCCTTCTCGCCAGGGAACTTGAAGCCCAGGGGCCCGAGCGCCTGCTTCGTGACCCCGTAGTTGTCGGGGTCGAAGAAGGCCGGCTTCATGTCCGGGTTGTTGGCGTACCCCATGACCACGTCCCGGACGTCGGACGGGATGACGGGGTAGCCGTCGTCGGACTCGGGAGCGACCCGGAATTCGCCGCGGAGGTCCTCGAGACGGATCAGCTTCGCCATGTCGCCTGTCGCCGCGAGCGTGTCCGAGTCGCGGTGCTTGATGAAGGCGATGAC